AGGAATTCACATGTACGAGAAAATTGCCAGTGCACTGCTAATCGCAGTACTTATGTTCTTTTTTAAGACCATATTATATGACATTTTCCGCAACAGTGATTCCCCCCAAAAGGGTTTCAATGCCCAACCTCCATCTGTATCACCTTATCGTCTCGATCCTCCCTCAGGGGGTTCGAAATGAGATGGCGTGCAGATTCTCATTCACCCCTGACCTATAAGACGTCTATTTCAGACCCTCGAAACATTCCTTGGAATGCTTCTTGGCTCTCTGAACTTAATTCGTCCGCCGGTCAGAAGGAATCTTTTCCTCGGTTTTGGCAGGGTCAATTCGACCTAGCCAATCCGTTGAACGGTTCCAAACCTTGTCACCACTTGAAGTTTTATCTTCCAGGCAAGGGTGCGGCATATCATTGCCCCAATCCTTTCCTGTGGGCTTCTAGCCTAAAGTATGACAATGTCTTTCCTCCACTTCCAGACTTTGGTCATTTCATAGACCAAATCTGGAATCTTTCCGATACTGTTTGTATCACCTCTGGACTTCTTTCTCTTTGTTCCTCACGGCTCATTGAGAAAGTTCGTCCACAGATAGCCAATTACTATCTCGGCCTCAAAGAATCAGCTGATTCTATTGTTGTCGATCTAGATGGTATTGACAAATCCTTGAAATCGTTTTCAGGTAAGCTCGCGCTTATCCAAAACCTCTATCTCGGATATATCTGGGGTGTCAAACCCTTCGTAGCGGAACTCATGGCCGTCCAAACGGACCTTGATTCTGCTCTCTCAAAACTCGGAGCGCTCTCTTCTTACCAACTTGGTATAGAAGACCATGCCTCTGAGACCCTTACTCGATCCATTTCCTTCGGCTTTGCCTCTCCCTCCCGGGAGTGGTACTACGAAGTTAGTGGTTTCGAGAAGGTCCGCGTTTCCTTGAGAATTAAGGTTCGGAGTCGGAAGTCTCTTCCTTCTTCGATCAAGTCCTTTCTTCTCTAGGGTTGCTCCCTAGCGTTCAATCTTGGTATGAGGGCTTACCGCTCTCTTTCCTATTTGATCGCATAATAGCATTTTCCACAATCATCCAATCAGGTACTCGTTATATGAGTTCTGGAGACCCCGGCCTAGCGATTGCTAGTATGGACGTTCTCTCATGCTCATGTTTCTCTGACCTGAACATCCGGATGATTCCCAACTCTTGCAATGTTGAACCAGTTGAGGCTCGTTGTACTGTTTACCGTAGAAATACGGACAGTCTCGGTGCCCTCGGCTCTACAATCACTCGCACTGAGGCGTGGAATTATTGGGATCGGCTTTAGTCTAATATAACCAAAAAGGATGACATGGCCAACTCATGTTTTGAAAAGCCTTTAGTAGGAATGTCGACTTTGTCGAACCTCCTACTTTTAGACCTCTCGGCTGACCCTCGAGACCTCGTTTACCTACGTAGACGTTATCTCAAAGAGGGGTTTAGCTTTCTTGCTAAACAACTCCCAAAGATAGATAACTTCCTAGTAAGAAGTCTGTCTCTTGGCACCATTCAGAAAACGGATATCGGTGTCTCCTTCACAGGAGCCCTTCCCCGTTTTCTCCACGGTGTCTTCCTCACGATTTTTACTCGAAAGGGCGTCTTGCGTCCGGTCACCCGGACCATAGCCCGTCTTGTTCGAAAACTTCGTACCTTCCTTAATTTCTTTAAGAAGGTCGAAGTCCCCTTTCGTGAAGAAGAGATTTCAGCAAACATTATACTTCAAAAGGAGATTGAGGTTGAAAATTATCTTCTCCCAAGGCCCCCTGAAGCCCTCTCTCGAAGAGTTTCGGAATACATCGGTATTATCGTCGGTCAACCCGACGACTTCTATACCGAAATGTCCAAACTATCTTCGGGAACAACTTCAGAATGCCTTTCTACCCTCTCTGATAAGCTTAACGGCCTTCACGGCTGGTTTAGCATTATCGGAGACATCTATGGCTACAATGGGATTTACAATCCCATTGCCACAAGGGCTGTCTCTTCCCTTGAGCTCTGGAACCCCCAGATTGATCTTCAATCTCGGATTACCAGATCTGTCAATGCAATTGACGCTCACCGGAGAAACAACCCCTCCCGAGGAATTTTCGTTCCTAAGGATAGCAGAGGACCTCGCTTCATTGCCGCAGAACCAGTGGTTCTCGGCTATGCTCAGCAGATCCTACTTGCATTCTTCAATCACCGTGTTGGAACCCTCACGTCCGCTGTACAGCACCGCTGTACCGGATCGGGCCAACCCATTCCCGGTGTTAATCCTCACTTTGGTATCTCTCTGGACAACCAGGCGATTAACCAAGGATTAGTGAAGTCTGCACATAGATTCTCACTTTCTTCACTTGATCTTAAGTGTGCTTCCGACAGGGTCACGAATAAAGTTGTGGAGTCAGTCTTCCCAGACTGGTTCTTCGCTCTTCTTTCCCTTTGTCAAACCACTCATATCAAGTTTCCCGATAACTCTGTTATCGAGAAATCACGTTTTGCCTCCATGGGCTCAGCCTGTACATTCCCTGTATTGGGTTTGTTATGCTGGTCCATCATCCTGGCATCTCGTGATGAATTTCTTTCAACCTCTGACAAGGTCTGTTTCAGTCATATCGTTGACTCCCTTTCCAATGAAAAATTTGGAATTGGCGTCTTCGGTGACGACTTAATCGTCCCACAATATCTAGTTGATACTGTT